ACTCGGTGCTCTTGCTCATCTGATTTCTCCTTGGGAGTCGGTGCCCTTCTGGGCAACGCCCAGAGTATCGCTGCGCCGTGAGAATCACTACACCCCGAAGCGGATTTCTCTCATTACGGCCACATCGGCGCCACCAAGAAATTTCTCAGGGAGGCGCCCGTTGGCCCCACGTTGCGACCAGTGCGACAAGCGAACGACCCACCGCTGCGGCCCACGGGTGGAGCGCGTCGACGCCGTGTTCGCTGAGCTTCTCCGCCACACCAAGGGGCGGTGGGCACGCCGGCCGTTCCACCTCACCGACTGGCAGCGGGACGACATCGTGGCGCCCCTGTTCGGGGACGTCGAGTGGGACCCCAGCGCCGGCCGCTGGGTCCGCACCCACCGGGTGGCGTGGATCGAGCTGGCCCGCAAGAACGGCAAGTCAGAACTACTGGCAGGCGTGGCTCTCGTGCTGCTCGTGGCCGACGACGAGGAGGGCGCGGAGGTGTACGGGGCAGCCGTCGACCGCGACCAGGCGTCGATCGTGTGGCAGGTCGCGGAGCGGATGGTGCAGTTGTCGCCCACCCTCTCGCGCCGGCTGCGCATCTACCGCCAGACCAAGCGCATCGTGGACGACCGCACCGGCAGCTACTACCAGGTGCTCCCCGGAGATGCCCTCGGCAACCTCGGCCTCAACCCACACGGCGTCGTGTTCGACGAGGTGCACGCCCAGAAATCGCCGGCCCTCTGGGATGCCCTCCGCACGTCAATGGGCACCCGGGACCAACCGCTGATGATCGCCGCCACCACCGCCGGCAACGACCCGTCCAGCTTCGCCGCCAACGAACATGCCTACTCGGAGCAGGTCGCCCTGGACCCCAAGTTGGACCGGCGCCGGTTCGTCTACATGCGGAACATGCCCGTCGAAGCGGACCCGTTCGATGAAGCCAACTGGGCCTACCCCAACCCGGCCCTGGGCGACTTCCTGTCGGTGGCGGCGCTACGTGACGAGGCACACGAGGCACGGCTGTTGCCGTCCAAGGAGAACGCCTGGCGGCAGTTCCGCTGCAACCAGTGGGTCCGGTCCGTGGAGCGGTGGCTGTCCATCGACGCCTGGGACGCCACCTCGGGCAGCGTCGATGAGGCCGCCCTCGCCGGCCGGCGCTGCTACGGCGGCCTCGACCTCGCCAACACCGCCGACCTCACCGCCCTGTGCTGGGCGTTCCCCACCGACGACGGCGACGTGGCGCTCCTCTGGCGGCACTTCTACCCCGAGGACCGCATCGGGGACCTCGACAAGCGCACGGGCGGCAACGCCTCGGCGTGGGCCAGGCAGGGGTTCCTGACCCTCACCCCCGGCAACGTGCTCGACCACGCCTACGTGCTGCGCCAGGTCGACGCCGACGCCCGCCGGTTCGACGTGGCCGACCTGGCGTTTGACCGCTGGGGCATGAGCCAGATGCGCACCGACCTGGCCGAGGCAGGTCTCCCGATCGTGGACATGGGCCAAGGGTTCGCCTCGATGTCCGCCCCAGCCAAGGAGTTTGAACGCCTCGTGCTCGCCGGCCAACTCCGCCACGGCGGCAACCCGTTGGTCCGCTGGCAGGCCGGCCACGTCGTGGTCGTCCAGGACGCCGCCGGCAACGTCAAGCCCGACAAGGCCAAGAGCCACGAGAAGGTGGACGGCATCGTCGCCGCCATCATGGCCCTGGACCGCCTGACCCGGGCGCTACCCGTCCGCCGCTCGGCCTACGAGGACGGCGGGCTGTCACTGCTGTAGCGGCAGCCGGAGTTGCCAGCGGCACTCCCGCCGCTCCCGTCGGCGGGGTGGCGTCCGGTGCACCACGTACGGCCAACCGCGCTTCGCCCGGCACTTCGGGCAGGTGCACTCCACGCCCGGGGCGAGCTTCTGCGTGTCGCGCCAGCGCCGGTACTGGTCCGGGTGGCAGACGCACCACTCCATGTACTCCACCGGGTTGCGGCACGCGGCGCAGTAGCAGTCCTCGTAGCACGGGCCGTGCGAGCCGCACGACCAACAGCCAGCGAAACGTTCCATCTCGGCCTCCAAGGCGATGACGCGGTTGCATCTCGCCTGGTGACCGGGGATGTCTCTCTACCCGGCCCGGCGCCCGGGGAGGCAGCTCGACCAAGGCGACCAGGTGGAGGAGTGATGGTACACGGTCCGTTCGACACCTTCACCTCCGAAGAACGGCGCAGTCTGCCGTTCCTGGTCGGAGAGGCGGAGACCGACCTCAAGTACCTGGGCGCCGAGAGGGCGCGGCGCCACTGGAACGCCTGCCTGGGCCACGCCGTCGGCAGCGACCGCCGGCTCACGCACGAGATGGTGCGCTATGCCCAGGGCAAGACGGCGAGGGTCAACAGTCCGCGGTCGGTCCGGCTACAACGCCACCAGCTAGACCTCTTGCAGGCGTTCGAGAACGTCCTTGCGTCGGGCAGGGCCAGTCCGCAGGTCGAGGACCAGGTGGCTGCCGACCTCATCCCCATGGTGGGGTTTGCGCTTCTGGCCGGCCGGCTCTGATGTTCGCCTACCAGCGCACCGTGGTCCGTCGACGTTGCCTCGTCCACCTCGTGAGCGGGCGAACCATCGACGGCATCTTGTACGCCCAGCGCGGCCCGCTCGTCGTCTTGCGCGACGCCAAGTTGATCGACGCCGGCCGCCCTGTGCCGGCAGACGGGGAGGTGGTCGTGGAGCGCGACCGCATCGAGTTCATCCAGGCGCTGCCGTGACCGTCATGGTGATGTCGGGCGGCAAGCCCATGCTGCTGTCCCAGCCTCTGCCGTGGCCGGGCCTGTACTACCAGGGCACCACGGCCGACTGCTGCGCGCCGTCGAGCCTGGAGGAGGTGTACCGGACGCACCCCGGCGTGCGGACGTGCATCAGCTTCCTCGCCACCAACATCGCCCAGATCGCCGTCCACACCTACCGGCGGGTGGGCGAGTACGACCGGCGCCGGCTCAGGGACCACCCGGTGGCGATCGCCCTGGAGAACCCCTGGCCCGGGGTGACCCAGTACCGGCTCCTGGAAGCGACCGTGGCCGACGTGGCGATCTACGCCGAGGCGTACTGGCTCAAGGTGGCGTGGCCCGGCCAAGCCGACCGGATCGGCCTGCGGAGGGTGCCTCCCGCCCGGCTCATCCGCATCGACCCCGATGATCTGGGCACGCCCGCCACGTTCTACTTCGCCCGCGTGGACGGCAGCGAGCTTGCCGTGCCGGCCGACCAGTTGGTCCGCTTCCGGGGCTACGACCCGTTGTCGTACCGGGGTGGGTCGCCCATCGTCGCCCTGCGGGAGTTGATCGCGGAGGACTACGAGGCCGCCGGCTACCGCCAGCAACTGTGGCGCAACGGCGCCCGGATGAGCGGCGTGCTCAAGCGGCCCGCTGACGCACCCGAGTGGTCCGAGACCGCCAAGGTGCGGTTCCGGGCCGAGTGGCAGGCGTGGTACACGGGCGACTCCGAGCAGGCCGGCGGCACGCCCGTCCTCGAGGACGGGATGGAGTACGTCTCGGGTGGCTTCACCGCCGAGCAGGCCCAGTACCTGGAAGCCCGCAAGATGACCCTGACCCAGATCGCCGCGGCGTACCACGTGCCGCCGCCGATGGTGGGGCTGCTCGACAACGCCAACTTCGCCAACGTGCGGCAGTTCCACCAGTCGCTCTACCAGGACACCCTCGGCCCCTGGTTCCGCATGATCGAGCAGGAGCTACAGGCGTCGGTCGTCACCGAGTTTGACGACACCGAGGGCGTGTACTGCGAGTTCAACGTGGCCGACAAGCTGCGGGGCAGCTTCGAGGAGCAGTCCGCGGCGCTCCAGACGGCAGTCGGGGCACCGTGGATGACCCGTAGCGAAGCCCGCGCCCGCATGAACCTGCCCGAGCGCGAGGACGCCGACCAACTGATCGTGCCCCTCAACGTCACGGGCACCGTGCCCCCCCAGGGGGCACCTCCGCCAGAGCCGGGTGCCGCGTCCCGTAACGGGCGCCACCCGGTGCACGCGTAGCGCCTGCCTCCAGCGCAGCGGGCCAGTACCCCCAGGAGGTCCGCGCCCATGCGGATGAAGGACGCGCCCGCGACCATCCGGCTGGCGGACGCAAGCGACGGCGCGCCGGCCGGCGAATTTGAGGCGCTGGTCTCGGTGTTCGGGAACGTGGACGTGGTGGGCGACCGGGTGATGCCCGGGGCGTTCGCCAAGTCGCTGGAGCGGTGGGCCGCCAGCGACAACGCCATCCCCGTCATCTACAGCCACGCCCACTCGGACCCCAACGCCTTGCTGGGGTCGGTCACCGACGCCAAGGAGACCGCGGACGGCCTGTGGGTCAAGGGGCAGCTTGACCTCGACTCGCCGGCCGGCGCCTCGGTCTACCGGGCCATGCGGGGCAGGGCGCTCACCAAGTTCTCGTTCGCCTACGACGTGATGGCCGAGGCGCCCGCCAAGGACGACCCGGGCGTGAACGAGCTGTCCGAGTTGGACCTGATCGAGGTCGGCCCCACGGTCATCCCCGCCAACCCGGAGACCGAGCTACTGGCCGTGAAGCACGCCGACGCCAAGGCCGGCCGCGTGCTCTCGGCCAAGAACGAGGAGCGGCTGCGCCAGGCCCGGGACCTGCTGGGCGAGGTGCTGTCTCAGCTTGGCAACGCCGAGGAGGCCACCTCGGGCAAGGCCGTCACGGACAAGGGGCCGATCGGGTCGCACTCGACGTCCACGTCCGGTGACTCGTGGGATGGGGCCGCCAACGTGGGCCGTGCCGAAGGGCAGTCGGCTCTGCGGGCCATGCACGCCTGGGTGGACTCCGAAGGTGACCCGGAGGCCAAGGCCTCGTACAAGTTCCCGCACCACGAGGTGTCCGACAGCGGATCGGTTGGCGCCGCCAACCTCGCTGCCGCCTCGGCAGGGATCGCAGTCCTCAACGGCGGCCGGGGCGGCTCATCCATCCCCGCCGCAGACCGCCAGGGCGTGTGGAACCACCTCGCCCGGCACCTCCGCGACGGCGACAAGGAGCCGCCCGCCCTCGCGTCCAAGTCCAGCGCCGACCACACCCGCGCCCTGGCCTTCGCCGTGGGCGGTGAGACCCCAGGAGAGACAGCATGACCGTCACCGACGTGGCGCCGGCGCTCAGCGACACCGACGCCAAGATCAAGGCCCTCCAGGACGAGGCCGCCGGCATCGTGGACCGGGCCGACGAGGAGCACCGGGACTTCAACGACGCCGAGCGCGACCGCGTCAAGGCCATCTTCGATGAGGCGAAGGCCCTGCGGGAGTCAGCCCGCAAGGCCGTGGCTCGCACCACCCTGCGCGACGAGATCAAGGGCCTGGTGATCGAGACCGAGGCCGTCGAGATCAACAAGAAGGCACTCGCCGGCAAGCCCGAGCGTCCGGGCAAGGCGATGACCCTGTACGACCGGTGGGCGGCCGACCCCGGCATCCAGGCGTTCTTCAAGGCCAACCCGGACGGCTTCCCCGACTCGGTGAAGGGCATCCGCACGCCGACGGTGCGCCTGCCAGGGCTGAAGGCGATCATCACGTCGACCGTCACGGCCGACCTCATCCAGCCCGACTACCGGGGGATGCTCGACCCGTTCTACCAGCAGCCGCTGGTCGTGCGGGACGTGGTGACGACCGGGACGACCACCTCGGACACCATCGAGTACGCCCGCCTGGAGTCCGTGACCAACGCCGCCACGGTGGTGCCGGAGGCAAGCGACACGGCCGGCTCGGGCGTCAAGCCGCAGTCGTCGATGACCTTCGAGAAGATCACCACCTCGGTCAAGACGATCGCCCACTGGATGGCGGCCACCAAGCGCGCCCTGGCCGACACCGGGCAGCTTCGCACGCTCATCGACCAGTTCCTTCGCTACGGCCTGGAGGAGGCCCTGGAGGGTGAGATCGTCAACGGAGACGGCACGGGCGAGCACTTCACCGGCCTGCTCAACACGCCGGGAACCCTGGCGCAGCCATTCTCCACCGACACCCTGGAGACGATCCGCAAGGCGATCACCCAGGTGCAGTTGACCGGGCGCACCCAGCCCAACGCCCTGCTCATCAACCCGGCCGACGACGAGGCGTTCGACCTGCTCAAGGGTGGCGACGGCAACTACATGCAGGGCAGCCTGGTGCCGTGGGTCGGCGGGCAGCCCCGCACCGTGTGGGGCATCCCCCGGGTGGTCACCGAGTCGATGCCGGCCGGCACCGGGCTGCTCGGCAACTTCCGGTTCGCCGTGCTCTGGGACCGTGAGGCCGCCACCCTCACCGCCACCGACAGCCACGACGACTTCTTCGTCCGGAACCTGATCGCCATGCTGGCCGAGCTGCGTGCCGCCTTCGGCGTCCTGCGTCCGCAGGCGTTCTGTGAGGTGGCGCTTGTCAACCCGGGGCCTTGAGGATCGCCGCCACCCCGAAGGTTGGCGATCCGTTGACGTACACGTTCCAGGTGACTGAGCCGTGACGGTCACCTGGAATTTCGGGGACGGGGGCACCGCTAGTGCCCCCATCGACCAGGCGGTCGAGCACACCTACACGGGGGTCAGCACCGGCCTGATGCAAATCCAGGCCAGCGTCGATGGTGACCCGCTCGACGTCTACAACTGCCTGGTCCCGTTCGAGGCGCACCCCTACACGATGTTCGTGGCCATAGCTGGCTACGACGGCGTTTCGACGTTCACGCCGGGCACCTACACCGACGACGCCTCGGCCCTGTTGGTTGTGGCGGATGAGGCGGTTCCCACGCCCACCTTCGACATGACGTGGTTCTCCGCCCACACCGCCGTCGCCGACGCTGTGTTCAAGGGCGTGCTCTACGTGAACGTCTCGTTCGGGCTGCCGGGCGTGGACCCCGGGGTCAAGCAGCGCGGTCAGGTGTTCGGCGTGCCACTCAGCAGTTGGCTCGCCGGACCGATGCCCTCCGGTGCGCACACCCTCACCGTGACCACCCACGCCAACCTGACCCCGCC